CTACACGGTTCACAGTATACGGAATATCGAAACCTTCCGAGTTCCATCCACTTAACACATCTGCGTCTTCGATCAAGTTTAAGAATGTATCCAACATGTCTGCTTCGTTGTCAAACAGCATGGTATTAGGGAAGTCTTCAACGTGTCGCTTGGCTTCTTCCATAGACAAGGTCTTAGGCGGAATAGCTAGACATATCATGGTCTCCATCCATTGCAGATACACAGCAATAGCAGTAATTGGCATGAACGCATCTTCTGGTGATGCGTAGCCACGTTCTGGATCGAAGTCTACTTCAATATCAAAGAATGCTATGTTGAGTTTGGGTGCGTCTACATTAAGATATTGATCTTCAAGACATCGATAGATAGGATTGATGTCTGATTCATATAATTTTTTATTGCTGTGTATAGCCAGCTCTTTGCGATGCTCTTTAACGTTTCTACTTGATACTCGTGTTAAAGGTTCGCCTTTGATCGATTGAAACTTGCCGCGGGGGTCTTGATAATAAAATAGATGTTTAGCAGGATATTCTTTGTAATGTCGTTGACCTTTGTCATCACGTTCAACCACATTGATTACATCCTGCTCTCTATCATAGAAAGCGTCTACATAACTCAATTTATTCTCCTATGCAATTTACGGCTTGCAAATACCAATTGTGCGGTTTATGGCCACGCCTACCTTCTACGATATATTTATAGCATCCTGATAAGGCCAACAGTATCTATAGTTGTTAACAAGATATAGTTAGCCAACATGCCAAACGATTTCCGAGTATAACTAGCCCAAGCATACATGGCACAACCAGTAATCCAAATAGGATAGAGTACCAATAGAGGCGGATTTGGAACAGTTGCTGCCATAGTAATTGCGCAACCAATCGAGATTGCCCAAGCCAGGACCTCAACGCAGAATCTAAACTTATTTGATCGCCAGTCATCTCGTATCCAGTCAAAAGTGGGTTTTAACAGTTCAATCATTCAGGAAGTCTTTTAGTGACACCGAGAATCATTTCAATGTCATTCCATTCTTGTTCGTGGTCTTTCCAGTTATCTTTGTGTGCGATCTTAATTGCTTTGTTGATGATGCTGGGTTTAATTTGTAGTTCTTCTGCGACAGCTTTAACAGTTTCTTTGAGACCCTCTTGGAGATCTTCTAACTCACGTAATACATTTGAGCCTTCGTTGATTAATCGCTCTAGTTTTGCTTTTTCTTCCGGACCATACATTCTTGTAGACATAAATTATCTCCTATAGAACTATTATATAGTCATAAAAAAAGCCAGTCAACCTATGACTGGCTTTTGTTTACCAAACGTAAACTGATTAGTAACCTTTGGTTGTTCCAACTTGCGACAAGAACAGTAATGCTAACAACCCCGGAATAATTAACCAAGCCGGGCCACCAAAGAATCCAGCGATCATTGCAGCAGTTCCACCTAATGCACCAGTTAGGCTAACAAGTTTTTCACCTAATGTTGCACTCTTATCCCATGCGTCTACACTACCAATAGTTCCCATACCGCTCTTTGGATCTACTTTCTTCTGACCAAAGAAATCACCAACTTTCTTTCCTGCATCTTTAATCATATCCATTGGACCTTCTTCAATGGATTCACTTGCAGCTTCTGGTTTAGCACCCAATGCCTTAGCCACTGCTTTAATATTTGCTAATGTAAAATCGTCTGATGAAACTTCTGATTTGCCTAATACCTTTTCTGCGGTTGCCTTCATCTTAGACTTTTCTTCGTCCGAAAGTTTCGATGCCATTTTAGACATCAAGACATTTTTAACTTTCTCAATCATGCCCTCAGTTAATTGGGCTCTACCTTCATTGACTTTTTTTTTACCTTCGCTCAGTACATCGTACATTTCAAATACGCCACCATTGCGTTCGTAGATTAATCCTGCATATAGAGAGGCTTTAGTACCTTCGCCTAACTTGCTGATAGCCACACGCTCGGCCCAGTTGAACAATGCTTTATCAGTAGGATCAATTTGTTGTTGACCTCCGCTTTCTTGTACTAGACGTACCATTTCTTTGAATGTTAATTTTGGTTCAAATGATTCTGCCATAACTTTTTTACGGCTAGCAAATGACTCATCTTTCTTAGATTTTTCTTCTTTCTCGGCAGTCTTGCCACTGTAGTTTTTGCCGCCGGTATGTTTAATACCTGTTGCTGTTTTTTCAATAGTTCCGCCTGTAGAAGACTTTTTCTTATCTCCTACTTTCATCTCGTCGGATTCTTTAACATCATCGTCTTTCTTAGCAAAAGGATTTACACCTTTCTTTGGACCGCCCTTCTTATCAGCAACCGCTTTCTTCATTGGCTCTTTCTTGTCGCCGTCTTTGTCCATGTCTAAGAAGTCTGGCTTAGAGCCTTCTTCCATTTTCTTTTTCTTTTTGTCAGCTTCTGCTTTCTTAGCTTCAACCATCTTAGCAAACTTGCCGCCAAAAGCTTCTGTATCTATAGATTCTTTTTTAGCTTTCTTAGCCTTAGGTGCGTCATCTTCGTCGTCCTTCGGTGCTTTGTCGCCGCCATAGTTCTTACCAGCTGTATGCTTGATACCAGTCTTGGTCTTTTCGATAGTTCCACCTGTAGATGATGCTTTCTTATCACCTACTTTCATTTCTTCTTTAACGTCTTCTTCAGCCTTTTTCTTAGCTTCTGCAACGTAGCTAGTACGACCACTTAGAACACGTAATTGTGCATCTTCGTTAAGCTGTACAGCTTTATCTAATACTGGTGCAGCGGGAGTCTTTGGGGGTGCTTCCATGCTGTCTAGTTTGCTGATGAGTGTTTTAAAATCCATTATTATCTTCCTTAGTGTGTTTCTATCAACAGTCGTGTTGACTAAACCCGTATATTATTTATCTTCGTTTGATACTTCCGCCAGTTAACAAGTTAACACCCTTTAGATCGAGCGCATTTTTTGCTGTACCGTTCTTGTTTTTTAGAGTTTTTCCGGGCGTGTTTTGATATACTGCGCCCACAGATACATTGCCAGCACTTGTAGCGCCTGCTGTTGCTGATTCTAAAATTTCACTTATTTTCATACTATTATTTATTCTTCTTAGCACGGCCTGCTTTCATGTTAGCTAGCCAGTGTGCCATCCGCTGTTTCTCGCCCGATGAATTTTTAGCAGTTTTACGTAGATCACTAACACTGGCCTTGGTATTAACTCCTGAACGTTTAGCTAGTCCTTTGCGTCCAGGTTTCTTACCATCTGCAAAGTTTTCTTTCGCTACACTGCTTTTGGGCATATGATCTCTGCCGTAGCTAATACGACTACCGATGATGGTTTCTAAGGCTACGTGAAGTGCGGATCCAGACAAATGATTTCTCAACCATTTTTCTGCTAAGTTGTTGATAATCTTTTCATTAGCATGTACACGCCCGCTGCCTTTGGTCTTATCATGCACATATGCATGATATGCTTCGTGGACAGCCACAGCAACATCTTTAGCAGCTTTGCTGTCTAAGTTGGGAATATTAATACTGCCGCCAGTTCCTGATTCTTCGGTGTCTCTAAACATCGGCGATTCGTTGCTTTGGTACACGTAATACATACCGGGTTCAACACTATCTTCGTCGTCGGTTATTCGATGTTTACCTAAGATATTTTTGATAGCATCATATGCTGTCCATAGCGTAGGAGCAGGAGCACCTCCAACTTTTGTAGTTGGCAACATGGGTTTGTCCTCGGGATCAAACTCGCCGTATCTTTGTTTTAACTCTATATCGCTAGCGTCTGCCTCTCCAACGCCGCCATCACCGCCCCCACCGTCTCCGCTATAGCCTGTGGCATATCCATAGCCGCCGTATGGACCTGGGCCGTAAGCAGCCCAACGTGTTTTCTTCTTGCGCTTCTTCTTTTCAGTGATAAACTCGTGAGCTCGCATTAAGATATCTTTGTTGGATTACAGCAATATGTTGGATCGCACCAATCGTAGGTTTGGCCAATGTCGCCTGCATACGCAAAGCTCATTCCGATCGCGTAAAAATACATGCCTGTTACAAAATTTTTAAACAGGGCTGTAGGGATTTTTTGGAGTGTCATAGCCGTCGTCCTCTGGGAATACTGGATAATTGTTTGGGTTCATACTGAAAAGCTGCTGCCGCAGCCACAGGTTGTTTGAGCATTGGGATTTTTTATAACAAATTGACTACCTGTAATATCTTCTTTATAATCAATCTCAGCACCGTTGAGATATTGCATACTCATAGCATCAACGACCATCTTCCAACTACCTACCGGTATTTCAAAGTCATCATCATTTTGAACATCGTCAAACGTGAATCCATAACTAAATCCACTGCATCCGCCGCCTTGCACGAACGTTCTTAATTTAAGATTAAGATTATTTTCTTCTGACAACAGATCTTGTATTTTTATACGAGCTGCTGGAGTTACCTCAACCATTGCTTATCTCCAAATTTTTCGTTAGTTAGATACGGCAAACTAAACCAAAGTTGAAACCATTCAGGAGTTCCTGGTCGTATATCTTGCTCGCGTTCTATTTTTCTTTTTTCAGTTCCAGAAATTGAAACATTTATGCCTTCGTAGGTTTTAAGGCCTTTAAATTCATTTATGCCTGCAAGTCTCTTGATCTGATCTAATTCATCCATTATTTTGTTGCTGGCTCGCCGGTAATATAAATTTCCCACTTCTTACCAGTGGCTGCTGACTTTCTAGCGGCCATGTCTTTTAATCTTTGAAATTCTCTTTTTTCTTCCGGACTATCTGCATACGCACCTGCTGGCCCAGGAAATACTTTCCACTTCTTACCGTTGATGTAAACAGCAAAGTTATTTCCGGGTTCTGTATTGCCTTCATCCCAATCCTCTGGATCTCTTACTCTTTCGGTCATATCTTTACTTCTATGCTTCCTATACGGGTCCATGAAATCTTTTTCCCATTTGCCTTCTTTTACAGCCCAAGCAAAATCTGTAAGTCGTCCCAGGCCGCCACCTATCTCACCAAACAAGTCAGCCAGCTTCGTTACCTCGCTGACTGTGGCACCAGTTCCGTCCTGGATCAAATCAATGATCCAATCAATATTCTCGTTGTTAATGGCTTCGTCGTATCGGTCCCAAAGTTTAGGATTTTGCACAATGCGTTCACCTAGTCTACCTAGCTTTTTGACCAGAGCAAATTCACGATCCATGGGCTCAGCATCTTCAAACTGTTTTTGCTTGTGTTTAAAGTCGCCTTGTTTTTCAGCTTTCTTTTTATCTTTGTGTGCGCCAGCACCTGCAGTTTTTTGATTCTTAGCTACAAAGTTTCTAGGTTTACTTGCTGGTATAAATTCTTTGGCTTTCATAAGGAAATTCCTCTTGATCTAATGCCGCCTTTGCTTTTGATTTTGCCTAGTTCCTCGAGAGCATGACGTATCTGTTCCATGTTCATTTTCAGTTCGTCGAACTGTCGTGCCATTAGCTGCCATTCGCCGGGGCTGGCATTCTCAGCTCGACTGGCTAGATCTTTTAATTGTCCAGCGGCACGTAGCATACGGTATTTTAATTTAGCAGGATTGGCCTTATCATGACTGTGAATCATAGGATCCATCGGATCGCTAGGGTCCATTTCGATCGGAGCTTCTTTGACCTCTTCTTTCTTTTTAGGATAGCCGTGTTTGATATCTAATGTATAACCTTGTAGTCCCTGTTTATCCAACACTCCGCTGATAAACTTTTCTGCTTCTCTAGCATTTTCAAAGCGATCACCTAAGTTATATTTTCTTATTTCACCATCTATCTTAACATAAGCGATAGTAATAGGCTTAATAGGTTCTTCTGCTGCTTGAGCAGGGCTTCCTAAAAGATTAGCAGCAGCTAATGCTGCCCCGGCCATTTTACTCTTCCACCCCTCACTAAAATCTTCTTTGATTCCCATGCCGACGCGAACAGCGTTGTAGAGTTCTTCAGCGTATTGCCCGGCGCCAGTCTTTTCAGCGAATCCTTGCAAATCTCCATCTACTGCTTTTTCTCTGGCTTTGCTTGCACTAACGCCTTTAATACCTTCGGCGCCATCTTCTCTTTCCCCGCTGGATTTAAAATCTAATACTTCAAACTTATAATACCCGTGTCCTTTACCCTCAACTCCGTTGTAATCGGAGATTAATTTTTGAAAACTAGCTAGTCGATCACTACCTGCTACAAAGGTAGCATCTCTATATCCGAGGTCATACAAATAAGAGCAGACTTTTCCAATTGTGTTAAGCCTCGGATCAACGACTAAATGATCAGCATACTTGGGATGTATTAACTTGATGAACTTGGTCTTTGTAGCGTAGTCTAGGGGATTTTCTTTTTTATCTTGGGTTTGACTTACAAAAATTTTATAGTCCCCGCCTACATCGGCCATAGTTTTAAAAACTTGTTCGTGTCCAATCGTGGGAGGGTTCATCCTTCCGAAACAGAAAGTAATATGTTTGCCACCTGTCTCGGCTTCAACTAATTCTTTAATCTTCATAGTCGCCGTGTTTAATATGTTTTTCTTGCTCGTTAGCTAGTTGTTTAGCTAACTCGATTAGTTTTTCCTTAGGAAACTTCTCACCCGGATCTGATATTTCATATTTTTTACAATATTCTTCTTTACACATTTCTAGAGGTCGTATGTAAATTTTATAAGCATTGGGATTTCCTACATGATCTTTATGTCTATCGATGGCTGGAAAGAAATGTCGATCTAACGTCTTTGTATCATTGTCGATAAAAAACTTAAGATCGCCTAACCAATCAATGTCGGGCTCGTCTTTAGGAGACCCAATAGGACTAAACATTTCTCTTAATAACATTACCAGCTCCTACAAGACCAGTATCTCGCTTTCCAACGCGGTCCTGGATTTTTGCAATTATGTCTAGCACGGAATGATTTTCTACGTGCTGGATTGGATTTTTTGATACGCATTTTCTTATCGCCAAAGTTTACCTTGACAATATTACCATTGGGCTTGCGTACATATACTTTAGATTTCTTAACATCGCCGGCCATCTTCTTACCTAATGGGACGTTGCGGCCTTGATATTCTGCTTCGTTAGCAATGCTCTCGCCGCCAACTAAGTCTCCTTGCCGCGCAGGTCGATTTTTGCTGGTGCCGTCATTGCGCCATTGTCCAGCAGGACCTTCTTTATGGCCAGCTTTTTTTCCTGCGAACGGTATACTACCCTCTTCGGCGTAGTTATTGGATTTCATATAATCACGAGCTGTGTCGATATAGTCTACAGCCTTGGTGATTTTTGCCTGCACCCATTCTGGTAGATTGTCGTCAGTATCTAATATGTCGTATAATTCTTGAGCAGCACTGTTGATAGTACGAAGATCGTCTTTGGCCATATCGCCTTCGTTGTCGTACTCGCCGTAGTTCTCTGGATCTTCCGGATCTTCTGAATGATCTTCCATTTTAACGCAGTTGTCTACAGTCTTGCCACCTTTTTGTTTGGTGCCCATGCGCTTGTAGCCTTTCCAGCAGGCCTTGCCATCGACGCCTTTCTGTTTATCTTCACGAACAACTTCTCCTTCGAGAAACATTATTCCCTGGGCACTTAACATTTCTAAAGCAGCATCGTCTAGATCAATAACAATACCGTCTTCTAGCACATCAGTGATTTCTGTAGTAATCTCGTGATCTTGAGAAAAGCTGATACCGAATGAATCACCTATTTCAAATACGCCTTTGGATTTAGCTTCTTTGTCTAGGTCAGCCTTTCGTTGAATAATAGCATCTTTGATTTCGCCGTCTGAATTAGGATCTGCCTCTAGGTCAGCCAGGGCTTTCTTTTTTGCTTCGTAATCGCCCGCAGGATCGCCGGGATTTAATGCAGTTTCGCTAACGATAGCGTCTAGTTTAGATATTAGGTCTCTCATAGTATGTTCCGTAAGGTCATACTATATTTATCGTTCAGACAGGCTTAGTGATTATAACGGATTTCGGTTATAGTACCGTTTTGTAGAGTGTATGCAGCACGAATCCACACAAATTTTCCTGTGAATGTTCTAGTTTCGTCGTTGTTTAACGCAGAACTATCTAAAACACCAATAGTAGTACCGTCAACGTCGACCCAATCGGCTTCTCCGGGATACAAAGCTAAGGTGCCTTGTATCTTAACAGTTCCGATAAAATTGTTGAATTGATAGACAACAGTATGAATGCCATCGGAGTTTTTATGATACCCAGCACCTTTCTTTTTTTCTCCGTAGGAAAAATCAGAATTCGCAGATTCTGTAAAGGTGTTTTCTAATAGTGTTATGCTTTCTATGGACATCTCTTATTTATCGGATACTACGTAATTGTAAATCCTGCCCACAACCTCACTATTCCTAAGTTTCAGCATGATTAGTGTAGCTTCGTCCTCTACTAGCACATATCTACGGTCCCAATTCCAATCAGTTTTAATAAACCAGCTCTCTACAGCCGGAGTTAGGGTTATTTTTTCATTTTGCTTCTTGATCCAATTGAGATATTGTTGTTTTCCATCACGATCACCCGACATATTATGCGGTAGCAGATATACTCTAAATTGATATCTATCATGCGGCAGCTTTTTAGAAACGATATAGTGAGTTCCATCTTTTAACAAATCCTCTGTTTGTGGATCTGGTTCAAATCTATGAACAACTGTTTCTAAAAATCTATCGGTTATGTCTTCGTAGAACTGTCGATCGTTGGTGTATATGTCCACGATATTCGATTCTACTCTCTTAGACCATATGCTAGGATCATAGGGTTTAAGAAAAGACGCCATGTCAACGATCTGTTCTTTATGATCTCGAACTTTATGACTTAGACTATAGGGTCGAGCATCATTATCGGCATTATTACAAAAATCAATGACCGTATCCATATCTCCTAAGCGAAATACAGGTGCTCCATTGACCTTTATAGAGACCTTATATAACCACTTATTGTAAAACTTTCGACTAGTCTTCTTGGTTTTCTGTGATTTCATTTTTAGATAGTTCTAACATTTTTTGAGCTTTGAGAGCTTTTTTCTCATCTTTAGTTAATGGCTTTGGAATATCTTCCACGCTAAATGCTAGTTCATCGTTTTCGATAGTTATAGTTACACGTCCGCCGTCGACTAGATCGCCAAACAATACTCGACGACTGAGGGGAGACTTGATTTTATTGTCGATGATCCTAGCCAACGGCCTAGCACCCATTTTCTTGTCGTATCCTCTTTCTGCTAACCACACTACTGCTTGTTTGTCTAAGACAATGTCAATGCCTTTGTCCTTGAGTTGCGTGTTTAACTCACTGATAAATTTCTTAACAATTTGTATAACTGTTTCTTGGCTTAGTTTGCTGAACTTAATTACTGCGTCTAGTCGATTGCGGAACTCAGGAGCAAAGAACTTTTTAATGGCTTTGTCATCTTCTCCGTCTTTGTCTAGATCACCAAAACCAATTGTGTTGTTTTCGTTGTCTCTGGCTCCCAGATTGCTGGTCATAACAAGAATACAGTTCCTGCCATCGGCCTGTTTTCCATTTGAACCAGTAACAAATCCGTTATCCATAAATTGCAATAAGATATTAGATACGTCTTGATGAGCTTTTTCAATCTCATCTAACAACAATACACAATTAGGAGTTTCTTGTAGCTTGGTAATCAGCTGACCTGCGTTATCTTCGTAGCCAACATAGCCCGGAGGAGCACCGATTAATCGAGCAACACTGTGCTTTTCCTGATATTCGCTCATATCAAATCTAACTAATGGCATACCCATCTTATCTGATAGTTGTCTAGCAGTTTCAGTTTTTCCACAACCAGTAGGTCCTAAGAATAAGAAACTGCCAATTGGTTTGTTGGGAGATTTCATGCCTGCCTGAGACACAAATATTTTGTCAAGCAATACATCAACAGCACCGTCCTGACCGTACACTGCTGCTTTCATACCCCCTTCGAGATCTGAAAGATTTTTACTTTCTTTCTGAGCAACAGTTTCTAATGGCATATTAATCATCTTGCTTAACTCATAGGTTATCTGCTCGATGTCGACGATCTGTTCTATACCTTCGGTCGTTGGATCGTCCTTGATTTTATATCTCGCAGCAGCACAATCAATAATATCAATAGCCTTGTCCGGAAGTTTTTTATCACTCATGTACTTCACCGACAGTTTAACTGCTTGTTCGATGGCTGCGTCGGAAATTTTAACATTATGATGTTTTTCGTAATACTTACGAACGCCTTTGAGAATCTTAACAGACATCTCCGGAGTAGGTTCGTCGATTGTGATTCGTTGGAATCTACGCATCAACGCACGATCCTTTTCAAAGTGTTTACGATACTCTTCCCAAGTTGTCGATGCGATTAACTTAATAACACCCTTAGTCAACACTGGCTTTAACATATTGGCCATATCATTGCTGCTTTGATTAGCAGCACCTGCACCTTGCATCATGTGTGCTTCGTCGATGAACAGGATAATCTTGCCTTTCTTTTCTAATGCAGTTAATACTGCTTTGATGCGTTCTTCAAAATCTCCACGATACTTTGAACCAGCAAGCAAGGCACTGATATCTAAAGTGTACACCTGATGATCCTGTATAAACTTAGGAACTTTCTTTTCAAAAATCTTACGTGCTAGACCTTCTGCAATAGCAGTCTTACCCACGCCCGGCTCTCCGACCATTAGTACGTTGCACTTATTTCTACGTGCTAATACCAACTGTATCTTTTCTAATTCGTCCTCTCTACCAATTACAGGATCTATCTGTCGTTGCTTGGCCTTTAAGCTAAGATTTGTACAGAACTGATTTAATATTTTGTCCATTTGAGAAACTGTCACTGGTCTACGTTCTTCCTCTACATCATCTTCGATGGTAATGTTTTCTTGAAAATACTTGATGAATTTTTCTTTAGTGACTCCACCTTTGGTTAGGAAGTAGAAACCGAAGCTGTTCTTTTCAGCCAGCACACTTATAATGACATCAGCGACTTCCATACGTTGCCGGCCGCTGAACAACACCTGTGTAAAGCATCTATTCAATACACGCTCTACACTGTTTGTTTTTTTAGGTTTGGTCTTAGGATCAGCACTTTTAATATCATTAAGATTATTTTTTAGATAATGATCTAAGTTGGTTTTGATAAAATTAGCATCGGCTCCGAACCCTTCTATTTGAGTATATGACTCTGCATCACACATGATACCAAATACTATGTGTTCTATAGTTATGTATTCATGGTTTAATTTAGATGCTATTTCTACAGATTTCTCAAAAATCAATTGTAGATTCTGACTAGGTTCTATCATTTATTTTTTTTCCTTAGTTTCTTCATTGCTAATTGTAGCTTCATACTAGACACCCTGTCAACAAAACAAATACCATCTAGGTGATCATATTCGTGTTGAAAACATTTACTGAGATACCCGTCGATCTTAATCTCATTGAGATTACCATCGCTATCCTGATACTCAGCAACGATCCATTTAGGCCTTTTAACTGTTAAAAATAATCCAGGATAGCTAAGACACCCTTCTTGATCAATGATCAATTCGCTACTGGCTTCTTTGATTACAGGATTGAACACAGCGAACGGTTTAGGAAAATCTTTGATATCATTTCTGCCCATAACAAACACACGCTTGGTTAATCCTATCTGATTAGCAGCTAATCCAATACCGCCGGCTGCTACCATAAATTCTATCATATCATTTTCTAATTGTTTGGCATCACCGTCAGTGGCAAAGTCCCATGCACTGCTGGGCTGTATAAGACTTCCGTGAGCTCCTAATTTAAAATCCATTTTTTATTTCTCTTATTTTTTGTATCTGTTCCGCGCTTAGATTTTTAGGAACAGCTATTTTAAATTTAATTAATAAATTACCTCGACTCTTAGTCCGCATATCGGGAAGACCTTCATTACGGCAACTAAGAATCGTTTCTGGTTGGGTGCCTGCTGGCACTGATATAGTTAATGTTTTGCTGTCCAGTGTTTTAATTTCTAGATCTTTTCCTAATACAGCATCCCATATTGAAAGTTCATGCTCGCAGATCAATGAGCTACCTTCTCTGAAAAAGGTTGGATGTTTTTCAACAAATACATTAACTATTAGATCGCCTGCTCTAAGATCCGGAATAGACATATCTCCCATGCCTTCGTATCTTATCTGTTGTCCGTGTTCTATTCCTGCTGGGATTTTTATATTGATGATTTTATTACGGGAGCCAGGTATGCCTATTTCTGCATTTATATCTTTGCCTTTCAATACATCTTCTAATGTAATTTGCACTTTGATATTGAGACTTTTATTCTTGCGCATAGGCCGCTGCCCAAACCCAAAATTTTCAAATATGTCTCCAAAGTTTCCTGTATTGAAATGGAATTCAAACGGGCCTTGATTAAAACCACCACCCTGTCTCTGTTGCGAATTGGGATCCCCGCCAAGGTCTATGATTTGTTTTTTCTGAGGATCGCTTAGATATTCATAGGCCTGTGATACTTCTTTGAATTTCTTTTCATCACCGCCGCGGTCGGGATGGTGCTTCATAGCCATGCTGCGATATGCTTTTTTAATATCGGCGTCTGATGCACCTCGTTTTAAACCTAGTGTAGAGTAATAATCCATAGTTATATTATATGATAAAAAAAGGACTGTGTCAAGCAGTCCTTTATATTTACTACAGATTTACTGAGCTTTATTTTTTCTTATCTGGAACTGCGGTGCCTTCGTGCTTCTTATGCACTTTTACTTCTTTACAGTTCTGTTTAGGTTTTTTAGTTTTAGGATCCATTACAGGCTTGCCATCTTTGCCTTGTACATCAACGCAGACTTTTTTAGTCTTTGGCGCTTCATCTTTTTTAGCATCTGCTGCTGAGGCTGGTGCAGCTTGAGTAGTTGCTTTTTTTGGTTCTTCTTTGGCACATGCGGCTGTACCGAACGCCAACATACCTGCAAAAATTGCTGTTGCTAATAATTTCATTTTATTTTTCCTTTATAGTTCAGGTTGATCGGGCTGCATTGGCATTGGCTTACCTGTGCTGCTCATTGCCGGTGCTGCTGACGTTGTCTTAGGTGCGCTTCCAAAGCTGCCTCCGCTAAAGCTACTTGGGGTACTTGGTGCTGAGAAGCTTGGTGCTGAGAAACTTGACGCAGGTGCGCTAGGTGCTGTAAAGTTGCTTGATGGTACTTGTGCTCCGCCATTGTTTGCTCCTCCTAGTTTTTCCTGTGTACGACCGAATGCCGCAATACCTAATACTGCACCCATTGCGATGTGGAATAGTCCAGCACCTTGTAAGGTTAGTGGATTCCATTGTGTGATAGCTGTACCGGTAGTTGTTTGTAATAGACTCCATAAGATTGGAAATATCACCATGTCCATGGTACAGACTAGCATATACATCCAACCCATCATTGGACGCCATTTACTGTTCATCCAATCTTCTTTTTTCTTTTCTGCCGCGCTCATTTTTTCATATTCTTCATTTGTTGCCATAGGTCGCTCCTAAAAACATACTCTTATTTAACTGTTTCGTAGATTTTCTTATTTGACTTGTACCATTCTTGCCATTCTTCTACCTTGATTCTGCATACGTGATATTTGCCGTAATTTTTAATTACTACTTCTGCTGTGGTACTAAGCTGTTTAGTGTCAGCTGGAACTTTGTCTAACGGTTCGCATTGCTGCATTAACGCTTCGGGCACTTCTGGAAATTTCATTACTACAGGAGCAGTAGAGCACCCGGATAAAATTAGCACTGCGATTATCAACAGCGTCTTCATTTGGCTGCTCCTTTAAACGGATCTTCAGAAGCCTTGTTGAGTTCTTCGATAACTCTAGGATCTACTTCGCATTTAGCATCTACTTCTTTAGCTATTTCTTTGATCCTATCTATATATACGGTTTCTTTTTCTTTTACAACTTTAGTCTTATAGACTATTTTTTCTTGTATCTGTATTTTTACTTCTTGACTCTTTGATTCTGCAACTTTAATCTTTTCTTCTAGTTCTCGAACTTTGTCTCGCCACGCCATCTCTACACCATAACCACCGGATAGATATACTCCTGCTAATAATACTAGTATACCAATAAGCTCAGCTGGCAGTTTGTACTGCCCCATCAATGGAATCCATTTAACTAGTTTGCTGGCAACATACAGTCCAACACCTATAATCATTAGAATATAGGTAATCCAGACAAAAAAACTGTCTGGAATTAAACTAAGCATCCACTGAAATTGCCACACAATTAATGTGCTCCGAAGATATGCAGTGCGTGTTCGTAGTGTTTGATTCTATCCTCAAGACCAATAGTGCCGCCATTGATGCGTTTGGTCAGTGTAAGGATGTCTCCTTTGTCTGCCCAAGTATTGAGATTGTTTTGTTCCCAGAAGAAACAAGCTGACTGAACAGCACCTTCAAAAGTCTGCAGATACTCTGCGGCTTCTTCAATAGGAACATCTATAGATGCTGCAAAGAATGTGTAATTGTCTTTGCCAGTTAACTGAATCAGGCCGCGTCCGCAAAAGGTCCAACCATCACCGGATTCTTCCGGACCGTTGCCCATACGATTAGCATAGACTCGGTTGGCAATTTTTTCTGGCTTGTTAGCGTAGGCTGCTGCCGTAGCATCGTCTGGGAAGTATTTAGGAAATACCTTACGCAGACTAGGTGCTTTGTAATTTAGATTTTCTTTCAGGAATACAAACCCACCGCTTTCGTGAGCGCATTGTGCTAGGAAAGCTGCCACACGCTGGGGAGTATTAATACTGTATTCTGGTAATATTTCTGATAAAGCATCATACCACTGACTTACGTAGGGATTTTTAGGAATCATTTCTTTCAACTGACTCTTAGTAAATTCAAATGTAAAACTCATTATCCGATCCTTTGTAATAAAATAGCTTGACCGTTGTTGTCAAACATAAAGTTTTCGCCTACCTTATTGATATTGTAATCACCTAGTACTTTAGTAAGCCAAAAAATTTCACTCATAGATTCTTCATCCATGGATATTATATCTGTTGATCCTTCTAGGATCGCTTCAGTTTCACCTTCTTTGATCATGCGTAGCTGTACAGTTTTATTGAATGGTTTATGTATGGTAATGATATCTCCATCTAATGTCAAATCATCCATCAATGTTTTATTGAAGAAAGTTTTAACACCTTCAGTTCTCATTTTTTCCATAAACCCGCTGTAGTCCTTAGAAGTTGCTGGCACCACAGACTTTAATGTTTCTTCTGATACTTCGTGCATCTTATTGCTTTTGTGATACTTAAATTTAAAATCTTCGATACCTGTTAGCTTTCTAACACCGTAGGTGATCTCTTTGATCTGTTCAGCAAGTTGGGGAGTTCGCGGAAGTTCCACAAACACGCTGTATTCGCCTTTGGCATCTTCTCCAGAGCTTACATCTGAATCTAGTACGAAGTAAAATCCCTTTTCGATAAACTCCATGAGGTCCTTTGCAGGTGCTCGATCCTTGACTTTAAAGCTGACCACACAGACATCCTGGTCTTCGCCCATTTTTGATTTAAATGTGTCAACTTCGAATACGGGATGGATCATTTCTTTAAGATCCAGCGGACGTAGTCCTTCTTTAAGCTGCTGGTGCTGCGGCTGGTTCTGCATTGGCCATCTCCTGTGCTTGTTGCTCGGCTGGATCAATAGCGGCATTTACTCCGCCGTTCTTGGTAATTATATCTTCGATCTTGTTTTGATCCAACTCAATATAACCTCTGTTTATATCCGACATCAGTTTCTTAGGCATAGAAATTTTAACTAACCATATGGATTTTCTGTCTATTTTGCCTTTTCTGGTACCGGGCCTTATGTCATCTGGCGTCTTTATTTTTCTAACCTGCGAAATCTTAGTTTCGCCCATCTTTACTTCGCATCCGTATTCGATTAGCCGCATTCCGCCCTTGGGTTCAGGCATCTTGTCTTTAGGCCACATAAATGTACATTCTACGAAATATCGGGTTTCTTTGGGGCCTTCTACAAGCTCACCGTCGATCCAATTGTCGTAGACATAGACATCTAATTCGTCGATCACACGTTCGAAGTCTTTTAGTAAACTTAAACTGTTGTTAGACCCGTAGATCTGTTCTATATTCGTGATAATGTCTTTGATATCTGCCATAATTTCTCCCTTTGTATTTATCGTCAAAATACAAACATAACACATAACTTTTGAAAGTGTTGGTTAAATACTTTTGTGTTCGGACACGGACACAACGGTTGAAAGGTCCGTGCCTAACACTTACAGGAGGGCTAACCTTATATGAAGCGAAAAAGAGCGCAAGTTCAGCAAAAAGAGCAATATGATCCACGATTTCAAAGCAACGTAATAAATATTGATCATAGATTAAATGACAAACGCAAACGAGTCCACATTTATCCCAAGAGTCTAAGCCAAGAGACTTATCTACTTAAATTAAACGATCCCAGTAAAATGATTATATTCGCTATCGGCCCAGCCGGTACGGGTAAAACCATGCTGGGCGTACAGTGGGCTATCGATCAATTAAAATACGGTGATGCGGATAAGATCATTATAACTCGACCTGCTGTATCAGTAGACGAGGAACACGGTTTCCTCCCAGGTGATCTAAATGAAAAGATGGCCCCCTGGACCAAGCCTATTTTTGATGTGTTAGCGGAAAACTTTAACTCGAAAGAGATTGAACATATGATCGCTGAGGGGGTTGTTGAAACAAGTCCATTAGCCTATATGAGAGGCCGCACATTTAAAAATGCGATTGTTGTCGCTGACGAGATGCAGAATGCAACTCCAAGTCAAATGAAGATGTTGTTAACTAGATTAGGAACTGGATCTAAGATGGTTGTAACTGGAGACTTACAACAAGCAGACCGCCCTAGTAATAACGGATTGTTGGAATTCTTAAAATTATTCAACGACTTTAAAAATCATAGATACGTCGACATCTGCCAGTTTACGGTAGAGGATGTCGAACGCCACGAAGCTGTAAAGGAGATATTAGCGATCTACGGCGATTCATAAAAAAAGGACGCTTAGGCGTCCTTTTTCATTTGTTCTACTCTTACTCCCGACTTTTCGAGAAATGTGATACCACTAGTATCCCGATAACTGTTCCTATATAGAACATGGCCAATACCACTTTGGTAGATAAGTTTGGCACAGTCCAAACATGGAGCATGGGTAATAAACATAGTAGCACCCAGACCACTGTTGTGAGACTTAGCCAGTTTCGCAATCGCATTCGATTCAGCATGAAGCACCTCCGGTTTAGTTTTTAGACGATAGTATTTCTTATCATCTTCGTTGAAAGTCCAATCGCTGGAATTAGCATCTCTTTCGTCAAAGGTTGATTCTACATTTTCGCAGTTGTTATCCCAACCAGCCGGCATACCGTTATAACCATAGCTGATAACTGTGTCATCTTTAACAACTACTGCTCCCACGTTTAATCTCACAGCATGACTAAGTTGTGCAACTCTGTCAGCCCAGTCCATGTAGAGATTGATAAATTTATTCTTCATTGATTTCCATCCAAGTATGATCGCCCATGTATTTTACCTGCGCTTGATATTCATAGTCCTCTGGGGCACTACTAGACCAATCATTGGGTCCGTTCTGCGTTAACAGTGTATGTTGCTTACGCTTGTCCCAGACTAACCAATAGATGTTTCCCATTACAGGTTGAAATTGATATACCGCTGCGTGAACAGAATCAGTTATTTCTAGTCTGCGTTTAATAGACTGCGCTTGCTCTTCTAGAACAGCTACTAGTTCCATGATGCGATCATACTCTTGCTGAGCATACATCCTGGCATGATTGATCATGAGATCTTTCTGTTTTGTAACAGGAACTAGATCAAATTTAACTCCGCCTGCTTCTGTAGGATATTCTGATACGTTTCTATTAAAAAAAGGAATTATAGAACCAGTTGATGTAGAATCATAACTAGTTCTTCCTTTTGCTAAATTAGATTTCTCAGGATCACCCATTTAGTCTTGCTAATTTCACCAGAGTAGCGGCTAGATTGATTTCCGGATCAATGATCAATGTATGATCTACAAGGCCCTGTTTAATGATTATAATGGCCTTATCTTGATTCTCTTCATTGCCGAAAACATCGATATTATTATACAACCACACAAACACTTCTTCCATTTCTTCTGCACGAAGTTTACCGCATAGCATTTTTCGAGCTTCGGTGATCTTACCGGCCTTGAATAGTGTGATCATATCAAACTTCCAATCAGCTGCACCTGAATCGCCCGACGATGGTGCTACTAGTTTTCCATCTTGACTATTTTGCTGAAGAAGTTGTAGACATTTTCTCAAATCTGGATAAGCGACTTTAACATAACTGTCTAGTGTATCTAATTCAAAGTCTACGCCTTCTTCTACTAATACCGTGGCAGCTCTAGCAGTATACTCGGTCATGTCAGTGCGTTCGACATGGAATCCTTGACAACGACTATGGATAGCAGGAATAATCCTGTTAGGATAGTTGCAGGTAAGTATGAACCTAGAAGTGGCATGATACTCTTCCATAACGCCACGTAGTGCAGCTTGGGCGTTCGGACTTAGATAATCAGCCTCATCAAGTAGCACAACCTTAAACGGACCGAACGGGATCATCTGTACGAAGTTAGTGATTTTATCACGGACGTCGTCTACCGAGTTCGTACGACTTGCGTTGATCTCTAACACATCATAATCTTCGATTCCTAGCTCGCTGATAAGAATCTTAGCCAATGTAGTTTTGCCAATGCCCGCACTTCCGCTTAACAATAGATGTGGTATGCTGACATCCTTGATCCACGTCTTGACCTGTTTGCGTTGATGATCGTCCCTAAACACATAGCCGTCTACAGTCTTAGGACGATATTTTTCTACCCATAGTTCTTTCATTCTTTTGCCTTGTTAATAGTGTCTTGTGTAATTATACTATTTTTTGCATCATACAGCGAGAGTTCATGCAATCGATCTGCGCATGATCGAATGTCGTCGCTTAACTGGCCTCGACCAATTTCTCTTTCTACTGTGCGAGCAATGTCGTGCAATGCGATCACCGCATCAACTAATTCAATATTCCTCATACCAATTCCTCAACAATGCCTAACACTTCAGCCATTATAAAACAAACACCCGCCATTAGCAAGTTGCCTGTGATCAAACAGCCGCCTGCTACAATACGGATAGCACTTTTAGCAAGGCTGACATAAAAATGTCCCTTACTAGTGTCCTTTGGTTGAATCTCCATCAATTACTCCTTTATTTTTTTGTTCTGTAGATACGATAGGTGGATTAAAACCTCTCCAGCTGTCTGGATGAAAAATCTTAACAGGTTTCCAATATCGACATAGCAAATTATTAATAGCGATTGCTCCAGCTACTATCACTATAAAGCCCAACATTAATAAAATACTAGAAGCCAAAAATACTGCTCCTTGATCCATACTCATTGTCTTAATCCTTTGTTAATTTCGGCAGCAATTACTCGCTGTCGCAGTTCACTGGTTGAAAAATTATGTTCTCGCTTGTTGAAATAAAATTCAATACCGCGATCTATACATTCATGTCTACCGGTAAAATCTTCATCTTCGTATTCTTGTCCTAGTATTCTAACATTAATAGGATAAGAAAGCAAGATGTTTACAAGATCTTCTTCCGTTTCGTAAACAAGTATCTCGTCAATATACTTGCAGGCCTTAAGTTGCTCGTAGCGTTCAAAAACACTTTGAACTGGTTTGTTTTTAATTCCGGGTCGATCGATAGTAGGATCCGTCTGTAATCCCACGATCAAATGATCGCACTGCGTCTTTGCTTCTTTGAGCATCATGATATGGCCTGCATGAAACAGGTCAAAGGTTGAGCAGGTAAATCCTATTTTCATTCTGGTAATACTTCTTCTATAATTGGTTCTTCATTGGGAAAGTAATGTACATCATAATACTTGCCACCTACATAATATTCTTCACACCAGCTATGTTGATTATTGCTGGTGCGTGTTGGTTCGGTCATTTTTAACATAAGCCAAACGTGTTTATACTCTTCGTCTGCTATTTGACGCTTCGGTGGGCCCATAACTCTGCGTATGAAGGCCTGAGCTTCTTCTGGAGACATATCGAGTATGTTGAATTCTTCAGTCATTGACTATTTTACAAACGGTGCTAGTTCCGGAGCGACCCAACCAGTCGGCTTGAGTACTTTGCCATCCTCACGTTTACGTACCTTGCCAGTTTCGGTATCAATCTTAGCAAAGTTGGTACGCATGACTTCTTTCCATGCGGCTTCTGCGTTAAACCCGCCGCTATGGATAGCACCTATAGTAACAACTAATATATCGATCAGCGCATCTAATTGCTCTACTCGGTCGTTGTTTTCTAATGCTACCTTAAACTCTTCGTTGAATTCTTCGTGGATTAGATCGCAATACAGTTTGTATTGTGCTTCATTAATTGAGCCGACGCTTTGATCGCAGGCTTTCATGAACTTCGCTTGATCGCGAAATGGGTTAGTCATCGTATCTCCTTAAGACTTTAATATCTTAATGATACGCTTTTTTTCTTGTTCTGTCAACCACTCTTCTTCTCCATAAAAGGTAGGAGATGTTTTGAGTGCTTCATCTATGATAAATTTAATTTGATACAGATCTTTTTTGAGTTCAAAAGCAGTGAAGCCCTCATTATAAGGGCTTGAACACTGTCTTGAAATATCGTGTATCTGGTTAACTACGTTAGCCACATCCCAAGTTTTTCTCTTGAGATGCATTTAGCCACCCATGACCATATCGTCTTCGAAGCTAGGCTCTATATCAGATACTGCTAATATACAGTTGTTATCTACTCGTCTGATGGTTTTGGCACCGTCCCCATCATCAATATCGATCCCGCGAGTCCATCGGCCGTGTTCGACTAGTATCCATTGTCCCACGCTGACATCCTTTTGGTTGGGCCCAACACAGTATACCTGTGCCCAACGAGGCCTAATACCTTCGGATTTACCGTTATCACTTCTAAGTACAATTCCAGCAGTGGTTGTTCTTTCGCTGAAATTCATTTCCTTAACAAGCACATGATCATTCAAGGCACGGATCTTTACTTTCTTAGCTTCGTATGCAGCCATAATTATTTCTTTCTTCTTTCGACAATTTCTTCTGTTATAGCTTTGGGATTGGTTTTATAATAGTCTTGAAGAACCTGTTCTCTAGTACGAACAACTTTTCCGCCATGACCTAATTCATCCCCACGTGCATTTACTCTAACATTTCCGACTGCGATTTCAGTTTCATTTTTCAATGACAGTTTTTCCATGTCAATTTCTTTACCTCTAACGCTAGTGTATACTTTACCCATTTTGATCTCCTTTGAAGAATTCTTCTATTGGTAGATTGTATTTAATACTATCCACCTTATGCACCCCTATTAAATAGAGCACATAACTTGCTACACTTGATCCTCTACCCACACCCCATATTATCTTGTTTTTACGCAAGGTATCTACTAGGTATTTTATAAAAAACAACATGTCCATCATATTATTTTTTATATATAAATCTAATTCTAAACTAACTCTATCTTTCTGTTCCTGTGTCTGACAGCACCCATAGAGATACTCTACTAAATTTGGACAATAATCGTTAGGCATAAACCATTTCGATGTGTCTATTTCAGTGGGTTTGGGGTAGTGCAGATGTTCGTCCTGTAGACGAGATAGGTATTTAGAGATATCATCAGAACACGCACAATGTTCCAATATTTCCGGACCGTGCTTGATGATGCCTTCTATTAGTTCTTTTTCAGTATTAGTCCACATTAATCAATTGACCCAAGTCGCCATCCAGTTGTTGTTTAATTTTAAGAGAGTATCTTTTATTAAGTTCATCTCTATATATTGTAACAAATGTTGCGAGTTGTGTCAATAGTTCTGGCTTGCCCAGACGTGCCGCAGCGTGGTATTTTTTGTTCAATTCAAAAAGGCGTTGTTCAATTTCGGCATCTTTGAAATCCGAAAGGTTGCCTTCGAATGGATGAAACATCATGCAAACTGTCCAAGATATTGCATGAATATGATTTCTTGGCTGTGTCTCCAGACATCGATGAACACTGGATTGGTTGAAGATGTTAGTACAAGACTAGCAGGGAAATCCGAATTCTTTTTAATTACAGTGCCACCTGAAGATGAGAAACCAATGGTCCTAGCAGTGCCATCGCCGTATAATTCTAAACGTATCTTTCCCATTCCGATAGGAGTAACTTCTGCTGTGTATGCCGGATCACCTGGAAGATTTAAAAATTCCAATGTAGTGTTAGCACCGAATCTATATATATGATATGATCCGTTTTGAAAGTCTACAGTTAGCGGACTAGCTGCAACAGCACCGCCATCCCATTTTTGTTCTCTATTACTTTGTAATAATGCGTTCTGTACAATATTAAGTCCAAAATCGTTATCATTATCTAGTCTCGCTGCTGCTCCGAGGAGTTCATTGACTTCAGTTTTAGCATTTCTTAGACTGGTCTTTATGGTATCAAAGTTGTCTCGAAATACCTGTGTATCGTTATCCTGTCCTGCGACTGGAAAGTTTTCATTTACGCTCAAGTAATTGATATTGCTAGTGGTTGTTATTGTCATGGTAATTTTTCTCCGCGTTGTGGAAACGCAAGGTATTTATCCTCTATTTCCCCGTCGATTACGTCAATTAGATATCGGTCAGCTAGAAAATCGATCGATTTGAAATCAAAATTTCTAGTCCAAAAATCAGTTTCTGTATTGGGTATTTTATTATTGTTATCTAAAATACAGGTATAGTACAGTCCTTTGTACAACACTGAATCATTTATAGTGTAATTTATACTAGAAGACCATTCTCCTCTAGAAGCATATTGTGTCTTGGCTTTTATCCTAGATAGAATAATATCTGCTTTTCCGGGCTTGGCATAACAGATAACCAACGATTTAACATATCCAGATTCTACAAAGGTATCCTCTTGAATACTTCTCATCCATAGCGGTAGTAGCTCGCGATCTCTTTCGCCGACTCCCTCAATCCTGGTGCGCATATTTTTTAAACTATTTGGAAAAATACGCTGATGATCTCTATCACTGGCAAATGGTATGTCGCTGTCTACTTTGATAGCGTCATAACTGATCAGCACTCTGCTGTTTATTCCATTTGATAATTGTTGAGTTTGTGCTACACTTTTTCCAGATTTTTCAAACTCGTCCACGATATCAACATAGATCACTTCATACACAACTTCTTGAGTATCTTGATCCTTGCCCTTGGCGACTTTAACGTCTCCGAAGAGCAAGCGTTTTTTATAATGATTTCTACTCATAGCTTGTATGTAATTAACTGCTGATACAGATTCGATACCAGCAAACACTAAAACTTTGAGATCTGATTGTATTCCGTAATTTGCATCACCGTATCTATAGATATCTTCTGGTTTAAAAATAGTAGCATCTGTGATAAAGTTGTACCAGTCTAATCTCTTATTCTTAGATTGGAATGCTTTTAGATACAAGTTGGCGAATGTTTTTTGATTGTCTGCAACAACCGTAACAGTGAATGTTCTGTTGAGCTCTGCAAAATTAACAGCATCCTTGGCTTTGATAGTGAATGTAAACTTTTTATCGAAACTAGTCGATCCACCGTCAAATGTAATATCAAATGTTTTAACATCGCCCGAAGAATCATCATAAGACGAATCCCCGTCGAAGTATCTAGTCAATCCTGGACCAGCTGTGTCTGCAAACTGCTTTACTTTACCTTGCACATCACCAGTTGGTAAAAAAGTTAATCCAGGAGGCAACGATCCTGAAACAAACTCGTAGGCAATCCTTCCGCCATACAGTAAACTTTGTGCCTCAACATATACCCTGCTAGGTTGATTAGGTTTAATAGTTCCTCGATCACTAGGAGTTATCCATTCGACGCTGCTTTCAATTTCTCCTACTAGTTCTATAGTGAATGTTTTCTGAGCCGACGATGTGCCCTTGAGCCAATAGGTCTCATTTGTAGGAACAACGTTTCGATTGGCTATGAGAGAAACATATATATCTTCTTCGTACTTTACTGCAAAGTTCGGAAGGTAATTAGATATTGAATTCCAATTTCCTGCTAGTGTATAAGTGGTAGTGGCCAACACCTGAGAAAAATTAACAGCCAGCATGGTAAATTTGTAAGTTTTAGTTACAGCTGATTGGTATGGAATCCTTCCAGCAACCTCTCCAGTGATACTGTCTAATTCGGTGCCAGGCGGAATTTCACTGACACTACCGTCAGGATTCTGAGACAACAAATAAAATGTCAGTGTGCCTGATAGACTAGGCGGATCATAAACATCTAAAAATATAGTTAGATAATTATTTGATCTATATCTTCCAAGATTGCTTTCAGTTATCCATAATGGAATCCTATCCTTAGAACTGTCCGCTTGGAACAAATTAGTATCGACCTGCAACAGGCTGTTATCGGCCTGTAAGAATTCTTCAGTTACTACATATATTTTAAAAATACGAGTAATGGTATTCGCACCATCACTAACTGCTACTGCAAATGTGTATATCCTACTGAGTCTTCGAGGAATACGGCTAGATTCAGTGTAATCGAAAGTTTGATTATCGTAGAAATAACTATCAAACCCGTTTGATTTGGCTTCGGAAAAGTCTAGAGGAGTTACATCAAATGCACCTGTATCGTACGAACCGGTGTCTGATGAAATATAATCTACAGCAAATATCGGATCGGTGAATCCAGAAATAATACCATCTGTGGATAAATTTAATCCCGGAGGCAGTTGTCCTCCAGTGGGTATCAAGAAATATTCTAACTTATCGCCTGCGGTAAGATCAGTGTCCGTGGCTTCTAACTGGAAGCTAACATAACTGTTGTCTAAGACAAAATATGCTTCCCCCGGCCCGACCTTTAAGAAACCTTCGGTAGTAACCCATTCGGGTATATCGGCACCGTCTACTGATATGCTAAAAGTTCTGTCCTCTAGATCGATGCCGTCCGATGCTCGTACTACGAATCGACTTTCAGTATATCGTTTAACCTCAACAGGACTGCCTGAAATTTTATTGCCTGATAATCTTAGCCCACGCGGTAGACTTCCTGCGATAACTGAATAAGAAACTGATCCTATGTTAGAGCTAGCAGAAAGAGGAATTTCTATAATTATTCTTTCGGTTATCTTTCCTAGGCTTCCAGCTGGTGTTTGCCAGGTTATCATTGACTACTCCTTAACCTAGTGTTCCACAATCTAGATCTAATCTTCCCGGTAGTAAGACAGTACCGAAGTCAATATTAGCTGAAGCCAACGCTAACTGTGTGGTATTGGTAAAGTTGCCTGCTGCTGGACCAAAATCAAAAGTTGTTAATATTTCAGTGATCGGTAAAATAGTTTTAAATTTTACAGAGCTACCGGAAGTCGTTACTTCAATATCTTTGGTCCGCGTATAAGATTCCGGAGCATATGTACCTTCCAGTGTTATTTGTTGATGTGTGCTGGCCAAAACACTGCCAGCATCGGTATCTATTCTAGTAAATGCATCTGGTGATGTATTGTTGATTACTATGGTTTCTGTTTGCTCATCTATGAGTATTTTAGTACCAGAAACTAAACTCCTGAATTGTAATTCTTGTCCTACTTTTTGTTTGAAAATGTCAGAGCCATTCAATCCTAGATTAATTGCAGTAATAGTTAGCTGAGTGCTTAGATCCGCAAAGTTGGCATTTACTTTTTCAAAGGCCGTGCGTAGGTCATCACCTAGTCCATCGTTGACTACATTGCCGATATTGATTGTTTGAACTGTCATAATACGCTCTCTTTAGTATATTTACCGTTAAATTTTAGTGTAGCCATAATAAACAGTCTGTGATGCACCGCTGGTATTACTAATGCCAAAATCAAATCTATTGCTGGTTGTGCCCGCATAGGTAGCATCTGTACTGATTGTACCTGCTACTCCCTTAATCTGATCAGGAATAGATGTTAGTGAAATTGGTGTTCCGCCACCTGTGTAGTTCCAAGCATACTGTGTGCCTATTGCTGGAACATTAGTATTTGATACTGATGCGGTAGCATTCCACACTATGATGCCATTAGGAATATTACCCTTGACCCACATTGTGTAAGTACCGTCCGACGGCAGTGTGAAACTGTAGGTGTTAGTACCTGCTGTAACAGTCCACGACCCTTCTACACGCTGGGCTGTTTGATTAACCCCTGTGCTGTCTAGGATGTTACCTGGCAATGTTAAACTACCATCGTCACCAAATGTCCATACTTTTGCTGTTCCATCAGTATTGGTCCTGATGAGTATATTTGTTTGAGCGTATAACTCAGCAGATACCGACCCCATATACAATGC